CAACTCTTTGACCTTGATTACATAACAGAGCGTGAATATAATACTCGTAGTGAGTCAGCACTTAACAGTGGTATATTGTCTGCTGCTAATGAGTTTACTGTAGAAGTTGTTGATTCTTATACAATAGATGGAGTAACAAAGTTTCCTACCTTTACTAAGTGGCTAAGCGGCAAGCCTGCTACTGGTGATGATGGTGGTAAGAAAGACCTACCAGTCCGTGATATTAACCTTATGGACCGTGATGTAATTGAAGCAATTGTTAAAGATGTTTATATGTCTGAACTTCAAAAAGAAGTAGACCCAAAAATTATCAAGGCTAAGACTGACCGCTATATGGAGCAGATTAAAAAGGGTACTTTAACTACCATCAAAGAAGGTAGTAAAGAAGTAACTAGAACCTCAACGGTTCCATTTTCTGAATCACAGGTACGTGCTGAACTTGGTAAGGAAATTCCAATAGAAAATAAACTGGATTACAACAAAGCACAAAGCATTAACTTTATTAGTTTTCTAGCAGGGATGGAGGGATAATAAATGGCTAATACCCCTGAACAAACCCAGTATGACCTGTCTCTTGCAGCGCTTAATAAATTAAGTGGTCCTCAAAGAATCAAAGAAAAAGAAGCATTTGACCTTAAGTATCCTAATGGTCGTCCAAAAGATACAGCAACCAAACCTGTTGACCCAGATATTAATCCACCTGTTGACCCAAACATTAAACCGCCAGTAAATGATGGAGCCGCTGAAGCATTGGCTTTTGGTTTAACTGATTCTCTTATTAAGGCTTTTCCAGAACTACAAGCAGTTTATGATTTATTCTTAAAGAAGGATTATACAGGAGCAAGACTTAAGTATTTTGCTACCAACTATTATAAAGGCATAACAGACAATGGAAAAAATCGTCAAGGTCTTAAGGCTACAGCCCCTGGTCAGTATGCTCAACTACTAGATGCATATCGTCTAGGACAACGCAAAAGATTAGTTGGCAAGGGTGTTAATTTAGATGATGAAACTTTTAATAGATTAACTGAAGAAGGCTTTGATGCTGGATTAGATGAGAATCAATTAGATGTAAAGATTCTTAACTCTGGAAAACTAGGCAAAATTGGTGGCACAACTCTTGGTGCTGTTAATACTCTAAAGACTTATGCCGATGACTATGGTGTTAATTCGTTACTTAACAAGTCTTGGTGGGACCAAAAGTCAATGGATTTATTTGCTGGCAAAACAACTAATGAAGATATTGAAGAAGAAATTCGCAACATGTCTGCTAGTGCTTATGCAGCCTATGCTCCTGGTATTTTGGCTGGTAGAAGTTTGGCATCACAAACATCAGCACTTAAGCAAACATATGCAAACATTTATGGTATAGACCCAGATACAATTCAATATGACAATAAAACTTTTATGAAGTTACTTCAATACGCAGACCCAAAAACAAAGCAACCAATTCCTATTCCAATTTGGGAAGCAGAGAAAGTTCTTAAGTCTCAGGAAGATTATCTTTATACTAAAAATGCCCAAGATAGTTTTAATGAAATTGGCGCCAGTATTCTTAGGGAATGGAAGTTAATGTAATGGCTGATACAACAAACCTTAAAGGTATTCAAGAAGCATCAGGAAACAAGACTTCACCAAGAGGTACGACAGAAGAACGCCTAGCAGCAATGAAGGCTGAGCGTGAAAAGAAACTTGCAGAACAAAAAGCCGCTAGGCCAACAGCAAAAGAAGCAATGGCGGCAAGACAAGCAGAAGCAGAAGCAACCAATAATAAAAAATACATAGAGCAAATACTTGTGGACAATCCAGATACTGGTGCAGGTGGACTTATTGGTTCTTCAGTTATGAAGTGGTCTATAGACCCAAAGACTGGTAAGAAGCGTACTCCAAAAGAAATTATTGCTGCAGTTACAGAGGCTGTTTTAGCAGACAAAACTTCTCCTACTGGTACATCTTTAGACCCGTTGACAGGCAAGCCACAATCATGGACTCCTGCAGAAAAAGTACGTGCTGCTCTAGGGCAACTAGCGGCAAACGCACAAAGAGAATCAAAAGATTTAGGAATAGCAGACCAGGTTTTTAAGGAACTTAAGGGCAGTGGACGTGGTGGTGCTTCAAGTGCACTTGCAAACAAACCTGAAACATGGATGATTGGCAAGGATAAAATTGGCACAGTAGTTAATAGAAAAATCTTTGATGAGCCAAATGCTAGACCATTTTTTATCCTTGACCCAACTAAGAACCAACTTACTCCAGAACAGATAAAGGCGTATAAAGAGTCTGGTGCGATGCCTATTGACCCTGTCAATGGCTTTCAGGTTTTAATTGACGACCAAGGAAGATACACTTTAGGTGAACAACCAGTTCCTAATGGTGATACAAGAACAATGGATTATAGTAAGTATATTCCAGGTGTCAATGAAAAAGATTATGGAATGGTTGAAAATCCTAATTTTGTAGATAGACCAGTTGATGAAAATAATACTATTGATAATCGACTTATAGTTGACCCAGTTAGATTTGACCCAATTACAGGCAAGCCAGTTACTACTACTCCACTTTATCCAGGTACAGGCGTTGGTGCAGGTTCTGGCAATAATGTCCCCGAAGGAACAACACTTGAGGAAAGACAGCGTAAAGAAAATGCATTAGCATCTTTAACTGCTCGCTTTGCTCAATATGGTTTAGAGTCTTTAATTCCTAAAATTAAAGAGTTAGTAATTAATCTTTAGACCCAGGTACTTATATTGGTATGGAAGATTCTTATCGCCAAGCATTGCGAGCATATGGACTAAAGCAGTTTGATACTGATGATTATGTTTCTCAGTTTATTGCTAATGATATTTCTGCTAATGAACTATCTAATCGTATTGTAACTGCAGTTCAGCGAGTACAAAATGCTGACCCAGCAATTACAAGTCAGTTGAGAGAGTTTTACAATATAGGTCAGAATGACCTTGTGGCTTATGTACTTGACCCTAATCAAGGCTTTCAAAGAATTGAACGTCAAGTTCAGGCCGCTGAAATTGGTGTTGCTGCAGCCCGTCAGGGTCTTAAAACTGGTGTTCAAGTTGCCGAACAATTGGCAGCACAGGGCGTTAGTCAAGCAGAAGCACAAAAGGGTTATGCAACTATTGCAGATATTTTACCTGATGCTAAGAGACTGTCTGATATTTATGGAACTACTCTTGATGGTTATGACCAAGCACAAGCAGAACAAGAAGTATTTAATCAACTTGCCTCTGCTCAGCGTAGACGACAAAACTTAACCAAACGAGAAGTTGGAACATTTAGTGGTTCAAGCGGAACCAACAAAACAAGCCTTACTGAATCAAGTACAGGCAAATTCTAAAATCCTGACATGGACCTATCGGCCCCATGCAGCGTAATAGACCGATAGTGGGAGCCAGCCAGTTTCCCCGAACTGAACTGTGGCCTGCGAACTAACAACGAATAGAAGGGTGGGTTGCTATGAGCAACAACAACTGGGATGACGAAGACGATGACTTTGATACGGACATCGAAAACTATGATGGAAGTGACTTGGTAAAGAAGTTACGGAAAGCAAAGCGTTCAGATGAAAAACGTATTAAAGAACTTACAGAGCAACTTGAGGTATTTTCCAAGGCGCAGCGTGAGTCAACCGTTAAGGAAGTCCTTGAAAAGAAGGGCGTAAATACTAAAGCAGCACGGCTAATCCTAAAAGATATTTCCGAAGTTAATGAAGAGTCAATTAATACTTGGCTATCTGACAATGGAGATTTAATTGGGTATCAGCCAAAGTCAAACAATGACGACATTAATCTTGCGGCACTACGCCAGCAAGATATTGTGACGCAGCAAGGTATTTCGCCAGATAAAGCAAATGACATCAATGCTCGACTAAATGGCAATTTTGAGAGCGCTGAAGAGTTCATGGCTTTTCTTCAGTCACAACAATAATATCCGTTCATAGTCAAGGAGACTAAAAAACATGGCAAACGCATATACAGATACCTCGAGCGGTTCGTTCGGCGGTACAGTAGGCGGCGCTGGTCTCGTACAAAAGGCGTATGACCGCCTTCTCGAGTTCGCTCTCCGTTCAGAACCCCTAATTCGTTCTGTCGCAGATAAGCGCCCCGCACGTCAATCAATTCCAGGTTCAACAGTAGTTCTACAGAAGTACGTTGACCTTGATGCAGTAACAGGAACACTAACAGAGACAGTTGACCCAGATGCAGTAGCACTGACAACACCAACCTCTGTCACAGTAACACTTAATGAGTACGGTAACGCAGTTCTAGTAACTCGCGCATTGGAACTCTTTTCACTTGCAGATGTAGACCCAGCAATTGCTAACATCATTGCATACAACCTTGCAGATTCTATTGACAAGGTTGCAATGACAACTCTACGCTCAGGTTCAAACAACATCTTCGCAGGCAATGCAACAGCAACTGCTAACGTAGATGCAGCGGACACACTTGATTCAGCAGACATCCGTAAGGCTGTTGCTAAGTTGCGTTCTAACAAGGCTAAGGGCCGTCGCGGAAATGCATACTGGGTTGGTATCCACCCAGAAGTTTCACACGACCTTCGTGCAGAGACAGGCGACCTTGGATGGCGCTACCCACAGTCACAGTCTGCTTCAGAAGCAAGCAAGATTTGGGCTGGAGAAATCGGTGAGTACGAAGGCGCGTTCTTCGTAGAGTCATCACGT